CTGGGTATTGGTTTTCTTATTAAGCGATCAATGGACGCAACGGACGAACTAGCAAAAACAGCCAGGGCGATTGGTTTGTCTGTAACTGAATTGCAGCGATTTCAATATGCAGCCGAATTGGGTGGCGTGGAAAGCAAGGCGCTCAACAAAGCCATGCAAAAACTGGCCATTAATATATCCGATGTGGCCGGCGGCACGGGCGAAGCCAAAGACGCGTTTGAGCGGTACGGCATATCTGCCAAAAATGCAGACGGTTCGACCAGAAGCGTTTCCGATGTTATGGGCCAGGCGGCAACCGCCCTGGAGGGAATGACCAACAAAACCGACCGGGCAAGTTTTGTATATGACCTATTTGGTGCCAGGGGTGCCAAGGTTATTAACATGCTCCAGGATGGCAAAGCCGCCATGGAAGCTATGAAAGCGGAAGCCGATAGATTGGGCCTAGTAATGTCGGGCGCGCTTATACAAGGCGTTGAGGATGCCAACGACGCGATTTTAAGATTGACCAGTTATCTGGGCAACGTGTTTAACCGGGTGGTTGCTTCCCTGGCTCCAATAATTACCGAAGCGACCGACGCTTTGCGCTCTTTTGTCGAGATGAAAATTAATGATTCTGGTGGTATCGCTCAGTTTTCGCGTGACATTGCCGTAAATATTGTAAAAGCCGCCCGGTCTATGGTCCAGGCATTTGGTGCAATCACTAATTCGATTATTGGGTTTTCTAACGCCATTGGAAGCGTTGAAAATGTTTATGAAAAATTGTTCGGTGACAAAAGAACACTAAAGTCTATAAATGCAGAAATTTTGGCTACTCAAAATTTAATTGAAGAAACAAAAAATTCCGCTGGAGGTAAAGATACTTTAATCGCTGCCCAGGCCCCATTAATAAGAGAGCTTGAATTTACAATAATAACGCTTAGAGATTTAATAGCGACCGGGCACGTTTTAGAAACTAATCCGATAACGCCCAAAATTGATGTTTCTGGCACACTAAAAACGCTTGATAATTTAGAAGCCAGGTTGTCAAAAATAACCGATAGCAATGTCAGTGGTGATGTGACCACAACAGCAACAACAACGGTCGATTTGACCGCCACAACCGGCAACGAAAGATTTGCACGAGAATTTGAATTTCAATTAGACCATGACCGCCGAATGCTTGAGTTAAACAGAAACCGTTTGGACGCCGAAAATGCCGATAAAAGCGCAGCGTATGGGGTAGCTTTTGAGATGCAAAGGAAATCGTCACGTATGCTCGAAAACTCGCGCAGAAAAGATGCGGACGATTTACGCGACGAGGGGCGGGGCGCGCTTGCATCATTAAGCACCCATTACAAAGCGGCGTTTGCCTTGAATAAATCCTTTGCTTTAAAAGACGCAATCATCAACACATACAACGGCGTGGCCAAAGCGTTAAATAATCCATTCCCGTTGAATCTAGGTTTTGCAGCGGTTGCCCTGGCAAACGGAATGGCCCAGGTTGCAGCGATTCGCTCCACTCAATTCCGGGCAAATGGTGGACCCATGAGCGCCGGCAGCCCATATATTGTGGGTGAGCGCGGACCCGAATTAGTGGTGCCCAACCAGGCGGCAAACGTGGTTCCTAATGACCAGCTAGGCGGCGGCAATTTCACCATAAATATATCTGCAAATGATACCGCTGGCTTTGATGAATTATTGACCAAACGGCGCGGCACATTAATGAACATAATTAATCAGTCACTAAATGAACGTGGGAGGCCGGCACTAGCATGAGTTATCCCACAACCCCAAAGTTTAACGCGATAAACTTACAGTCTGAAAGCCCAACTTTGTTTTCTGAAACGGTCAGCGGCAGGATGCAAAGCCGAAAGATTGGTGGCCAAAAGTGGACCTTTACGGCGTCATACCCACCATTGACCAGGAACGAATTTAACCCGGTCTTTGCGTATGTTGTGGCCCTGGAAGGGCGCCATGGCGTTTTTACAGTAACACCGACAGAAATAAGCACTAGCAGCGGCAATCCCAGTGGCACGGTGACGTGTGCAGCGGCATCCCTGGGCGCTAAGTCGGTCACAATTGCTGGCCTTACAGGGGCTTTAAAAGCCGGTGACGTGGTTAAGTTTTCAGAACATAACAAGGTGTATATGTTGACCGCCGACCGCTCTGGCAATGGTGCAATGACCTTTACGCCCGCATTAATAACAGCGGTTACAACCTCAGATACAGTCATTTATTCAAACGTGCCATTTACCGTGCGTTTATCGAATGATGTGCAAGGTTATAAACTGAGCGCGGGTAATTTCTTTAAATACGAAGTCGATTTTGTGGAGGCGCTTTCTTGAGCAGACCCATAAATTCCGCAACCATTGCCGAACTAGCAAAAGATTCCTTTATAACGGCGCACCTGGTTAAAATTGATTTTGATACCGCTGTTTTTATAACTGAGTGTCCACAAGATTTATTATATTCTGGCGATACCTACAATTCAAGCAGCGCGTTAAAAGGCATTAGCAGCGTCACCGAAACCAGCGAGGTCCAAGTGGGCGCGGTCAGTGTTACTCTGTCGGGCGTGAGCCAGGAATATATCAGCGTTTTATTAAGCCAGCCTTATATTGACCGACAGATTACGATTAACCGGGTCTTATTAACCGACAGTTATTCCATCATTGGCGCGCCGATTAGCATTTATGACGGTCGCATCCAGAGTTTTTCAATTTCAGATAACGACGATACCAGCACCATTGTAATTTCGGCCAGTTCTCATTGGGCTGATTTCGACAAAAAAGCGGGTCGCCGAACTAATCACAACAGCCAGCAAATTTACTTCCTTGGTGATCTAGGGTTTGAATTTGCAGCCAACACCGTAAAAGACTTGAAATGGGGTCGCGCATAATGGGTTGGTTTAGCGATTTTTTTAGTGATCCCATAGGCACAATCGGCAAAGTCGGGCAGTCAATCATCGACGTGACGGTGGATGCAATCAGCGACGTGGTTAGTTGGTTTGTAGATATTCCAGACTTTGACGACCAGGCAAATGCCGCCGCGCAGTATGAAGGGGTATTGGTCAACAAACAGTCGAATATTGCGACAATCCCCGTGATTTATGGCCAGCGAAAAGTCGGTGGAACTAGGGTATTTATTGGAAGCAGCGGCGCAGATAATATTTATTTATACATGGTCCTGGCGTTAAGCGAGGGCGAAATACATTCAATTGGTGATGTGTATATAAATGATATTTTAAGCACGGATTCTAAATACTCTGGCTTACTAACGATTAATAAATACACCGGGACAGATGGCCAGGCGGCAGATTCTACCCTGGTAAATGCAAACATTGGCTGGAATAGCGCGCACAAACTAAGTGGCGTTGCTTATTTGGCGATACGTTTTAAATGGGACCAGGACGCGTTTGGCAGCATTCCAACCGTCCATGCAGTCGTGCAAGGCAAGAAGGTTTACGACAGCCGCACCAGCGCCACAGCGACCGTGGCCAACAGTTCAAACCCGGCCTTGTGTTTGCGCGATTATTTGACGAATTCACGCTATGGCAAAGGCTTGGCAGCGGGGTTTATTGACGATACTTTATTTAATGCGGCAGCCACAAAGTGTGACGCCCTGGTAACATCTTACACCGGCAGTTCAAACCAAAAGATTTTCACTTGTAACGCTGTTATTAACACCGGCCAAAGCCTAATTAATAACGTCAAAGTTATACTATCCTCAATGCGCGGCATTATGCCTTACAGCCAGGGCAAATATGGTTTGGTGATTGAGGACCAAGGAAGCGCCACATTTGCTTTTGACGAGTCGCACATTATTGGCGGCATATCTATTCGGAGCGAATCAAAAAAGACGAAGTTTAATAGGGTCGTGGCCACCTTCCCGGACCCGTCGGCCAATTGGCAGTTAAACCAAATCGAATATCCCATTGCTGGAAGCGCAGAAGAGGCGGGATATTTAGCAGAGGATGGCGGCATTGAGTTGGTCAAGAATATGGACCTTTCATGCACGACCAACGTATACAGCGCCCAGGACATTGCTGAGATTGCATTAAAGCGTTCAAGAAATGCGTTAACCATGACGTTTAATGCCACAAGCGAAGCCCTAAATTGTTCTGTTTCAGACATTGTAAGCGTGACCCATTCAACACCAGGGTTTACGGCCAAAGCCTTTAGATTGCAAAAATTAACACTTAACCCAGACGGCACGGTGGCCGTATCATTAGTGGAACACCAGGATTCAATTTACCCTTGGTCCGTCAAAACGGAAGCGGATAACGTGCCCGATACTAATTTGCCGGACCCGTTTTTGGTGGCGTCGCCATTGCCGACCGGCATATCAGAAGAATTATATATAACGGTCAATTCAAAAGGCACGCAAAGCAGGGCGATCTTTTCCTGGGCAGCGCCTAATGATGCGTTTGTGGTTAATTATGAGGCCGAATACAAAGCCAATGGGGCGTCGATTTATACCTTTATTACAACGACCAGCGCATTAAAAGCCAATGTCGACGATATCCCACCAGGGCAATATGATTTTAGAGCCAGGTCCATTAACTCATTGGGCGCTAAATCTGAGTGGGCTTATTTAAACAACAAGACAATATCAGGATTAACCGCCGTACCAGGTGATGTTAATAATTTCTCCATTCGTGCCCTGGATGGTCAATGCCATTTAACCTGGTCCCGAATTACGGACCTGGACGTGATTAATGGTGGTTATATTCGGATACGTCACAGCCGGTTAACCGCAAATGCCACCTGGGAAGATGGCCAAGACATTGGCGAGGCGATTGCGGGAAGCCAAACCTTTGCCGTGCTTCCGCTATTGTCTGGCACATACATGGCCAAAGCAGTCGACGAAGGTGGCCGATTTAGCACCAATGCGAAATATGCAGTAACAACGGTGCCCAATATTTCAGACTTTAATGCAGTGATCACAGCAACGGAAAACCCATCTTTTGCTGGTACTCGCACCGATATGATTGTCGATAGTAATATTTTAAAACTGGACGGCGCGCCCAGGTATATATTAGCCGAAAACAGCGATTTTTTAATTGCCGAAAACGGCGACAGATTAGCGCGTGAAATTGGTGATATTGGCGTTATTGAAGAAACGGGTTCTTATTATTTTGCAAATTCCGTGGACCTTGGCGAAACATATACCAGCCGTTTAACTGCAAATTTGAGTTCATCCGTAACGGTCGCGTCAGATTTAATTGATTACCGGACCGCCCTTGTGGATACCTGGAACAATTTCGACGGCGCTAGTTCAGACGCAATCACCGCTGTTTTAGAATTAAGGACCACAAACAACAACCCGGCATCAAATCCCACCTGGACAGATTGGGCACCCTTTTTAGTGGGTGACTATCACGCCAGGGCGTATGAATTTAGAGTGATCGTCACTAACACCGATTCAGATTATAACATTGCAATAACAGCCCTTTCGGTGACGGTTGACATGCCCGACCGGGTGGAAAAAGCCAGCGATTTATCGGTGTCTGCAAGCAGTACAGCCGTATCATTTGGCAGCAATTTTAAAGCGGTACCAGTTGTTGGTGTCACCATGAACGATTCAAACAGCGGTGATTATTTCAGAGTAACTAGCAAGGCTAGAACGGGATTTACTGTTCAATGTTTTAACTCATCTAATACTGGAATTGTCAGGTCAATAAACTGGCAAGCAGTCGGATATGGAAAGGAAGCAGCATAATGGCTCAACATGATTATGATATAGCAAACGGGACGGGGGCAGCGGTCAGGACAGATATTAATAATGTCCTAGATGCTGTTGTTAGTCAAAACAGCGGCGGCAGCGAACCAAGCACGACTTTTTCATATCAATATTGGGCAGACACCACAG